GTCTAAAAGCTCTATGCCGATCCCCCGGTGTAGGGCTTTTTTCTTATCGAAATCGAAAAGGATAAATAAAGTAAGTATATCACTGAACCGATCAGGTTTAATCGGGTGACAATAGTCTATGTCGTAAAAAATGGACAGACAAAACACTCTAATAGAGGAACTAATAAATGCTAACAATAGAACAAATTAATCAGGTGCACCCCGGCTATGCTGAATATCTTTACAGATGGGATTACTATATGCGATCCTATATGGGAGCTGAAGAGTATAGAGATGGTGCTTTCCTTAGAAAATACATTGGCGAAGATCAAGGACCCGGCGATCAATACAGACAACGACTCCTAGATACAGCTTTACACAACCACGCTAAAGTAGTAGTGGATACATATCGTAGTTTCATCTTTAGAAACTTACCGACTAGAACAATGGGCAACCTAGTGGATAATGAATTCGCTATGCGTTTTATCCAAGATGCTGATCTAGATGGAACTGGAATGAACCAGTTTATGCGTGAAATAAACGATATGGTTTCGATCTATGGAGGCTGTTGGGTAGGAATCGACCGACCAGCTTACGCAGTTGAAACGACAGCACAAGAAGAAGCGTTAGATATTAGAGCATATGCTATCGCTATCGACCCTACCGCTGTTACTGACTGGAGCTATGCTCGCCAACCAAATGGTGCAAAGAAACTAAACTATATCAAGATCGTAGAAGATAAACAAGCTGATCACGATACTATAGTAGCTTGGACACCAGAAACAATTACTAGATATGTAGTAAGCAAAAAAGCTATACATACAACTAACAACGAACTAACAACACATAACACACAATCGGACCAAATAGTATATGAGTATGGAAAAATACTTGAAGCTATTGAACATCCAAATCCACTAGGCTACATTCCTTTCCACAGTGTAGTTGATACTAAAAGCTTCCATAAAGGTATTGGTAATAGTGATATAGGTGATGTATGTGACATTATGCGTAGCATATACAATAAACTATCTGAGCTATACAGCAATATTCGCCTGTCAAGCCACCCTAGTATTGTAGCTGAAGCAAGTGCCGAAATAAATGGCGGCTCAGGTGCTATCATATATGTGGATGAAAATACACAAGTGCAACCATACTTATTGCAACCCACAGGTGCAAGTATAGATGGTATTATCAAGAGCATTGAACTAGATGTAGAAGCTATTGATAGTATAACACACTTAAAAGCCGTAAAAGCTAAAACAGGATCGCCAATGAGTGGTGTTGCTTTAGCTACAACCAAGCAACTTCTAAACGCTAAACTAGCCGATAGAGCAAGTATACTTGAAATTGCGGAAAGAAAACTATGGGCCGATTGGTTTAATTGGCAACAAGTAGAACAATCAGAGGACTTCCATATCCATTATGAAAAGAGCTTTGATTTAAGAGATCGACACAGCGACTTAGAATTGTATAGCAAGGCAATTCTAGCAGTTCCACACGATAGCTTCGCGCACCATATTCATAACGAGATCGCAGCAATGATGATTGACGATGAATCAGATTTGCAGCTAGTTCAAGCGCAAATTGCCGAAGACCATATGAAGAACAACATTACTACCCCAGAAGCCGAATAAGCTAAAGGGATAAATAATACTGTGTGCAGTATAGGGTAATGATACCCCCAGAACTATATTGCGTAAATTAATATCCTTGCAAAGGAGAACCGTTTAAGATGGACGAACAAGAAAGCATCGCTAATACAACTGAAAACACAGAGACTGGCTCTGTAAATGAAGTGGATAAAATGAACCAGGCTGAAAAGGCATTCTCACAAGAGGATGTGGATCGTATAATCCAAAACAGACTAAAGCAAGTTGAAAAGAAATACGAAAACATTGATATTGAAGAATACAATGGTATGAAACTTAAACAAGCTGAAGCTGAAAAGGCTAATATGATCAAGCGTGAGCAATTCGAAGAGTTGCTTCAGAAACAAAAATCAGAGTATGATACCAGACTTAACAGTCTACAAGGTGAATTGCATAAAACAAAAGTAGACGGAGCTCTTTTAGAAGCAGCAAGTCGACATAAAGCAGTAAACCCAACTCATATCTCTAACCTTATGAAAAACCAAGTTCAACTTGGAGAGAACGGAGCAGTAGAGGTATTAGACTCGGCAGGTAATGTCAGGTATAATACAGAAACAGCTGAACTAGTAAGTGTTGATGAAGCAGTAAAAGAATTTATCACACAAAATACTTACTTGCGTAGTGCGGGTCCTAGCGGAGCTGGAACTGGCGCAACAAAAGGTAAATCGGCCTCCGGAGAGGTTAAAATCGATACACTGGATATGAAAAAACCAGAAGATCGAAAAATATATGCAGAATACCGCAAGAAGGCGGGAATTGCATAATCATAAACAATATAAGAGGATAATCTAATGGCAAACTCAACAACAACAACATTGGCGTCTTTGATTTCTCCAATCGTTCAAGAAGCTTTATTCACAGCGAACGAGAGATCAGTAATGCGTGGCTTAGTTAAAAACTTCGCAGTCCCAATGAACTCAGGTAAATCTGTTCAGGTTCCTGTCTACCCAATCGTAGCAGCACAAGCCTTAACAGAAGGAACAACAATGGCAGGAACATCTGCCGACATCGCAGTAACAACTACTACTAAAACTATCACACTAGCTGAAGTAGGTGTTATGACTAACTTAACAGACCTTATGCGTGACACATCAGAAGCTGATGTAATTTCTCACTTAGGTAAATTATTTGGTGAAGCGATTGCAACTAAAATGGACGCAGACTTAATGGGTCTATTTGCAGGCTTTTCAACTGAGCAAGGACCAGGTGCAGGTGCAGAATTAACTGTAGCAGACATCTTCCAAGCAGCAGCTGAACTAAAATCAAGCAACGCTCCAGGCGACTACTTTGCAGTATTACATCCGAAGCAAGTATATGCAGTTAAATCAGCATTAACAAATACTTTCTCTGGTGTTGCAGCAACAGATGTAGGTAATGAAGCATATCGTAGAGGCCTAGTTGGCCAAATCGCTGGTATCAATATCATCGAATCATCTAATGTAGCAGTAGACGGCTCAGGTGACTCAATTGGTGGTGTATTCTCAAGCGAAGCTATGGGACTTGCAATGCAAAACGATCTTTCAATCGAAATTGAAAGAAATGCAGCTTTAAGAGCAGACACAGTAGTAGCGACAGCTAGATACGGCGTTGGTGAACTTATTGATGTATATGGTGTTAAACTAACATCGGATGCCACTATCTAATAACTCATTTAGATTAATATAGGAGAGGTAATGATGTATGCAACAAACGACGATTTAATCAATTTAATTGGTGGAGAAATCTTTGACCACGGTCGAGATGATTTTACTAGTGAGTTGACTCGTGCAGAATCAGATGTAAACCGTTATATCGAAGTCAACTGGTTTCAGAAGACTAGAGGCGGCAGCAGTAAACGAATAGTAACTGTTGGAGAAACATTTGATGCAACTAAATTGAGCGCAGCTCAATGGAAAACAAGCACAATATATCTTGCATTGTATAGATACATATTACCTCAACTATCTCCCTTTAGAGGCGAAGATAGCTTTACACATAAAATCAGCTTCTATAAAGAACGCTACTTCGAAGAAATTAAAGAAGTAATGGCGTCCGGTATAGAGTATGATTCCAATGATGACGGAACCATAACTGAAAATGAAGTGTATGAACATCGTCAAGATAGGGTGTATAGATGAGTAATAGAGAAGCAATTGCAAAGTATTTGGTTGGAAAACTCGAAGAAGTTCGATATATCAAGTCAATTACTAGAGAACCTAAAAGTGTGGAGGAGTTGGCTCGAACTTCGTTTCCACATTGTTTAATCGAAACCACTGACGAAAGTCGTGAAGATTATTCTATGGGCTCAACCGATAGTGTAAGAACCGCAACAATATCGTTTCTAATTAACATTGTAGTATACGGTGATAATAGAGATAGCCAAAGAAATTTAGTTATCGAAGCTGTAGAACGCAAATTAGAAGAAGATAGAAACTTTGGAGGCTTACTGTTTAACAGTGGAGTGAGCGAAGTTCTAACAAGAGAAATTGATACGGATAGTCCTTATGCCACTGGTGCAATTGTTTACAGTGCAACATATCACTATGATAGAGCAAAACCATAATGTATACACTATTGTATACAATAACATTTAAGAGGAAACTAATATGTCGGCAAATAAAGGCCTTACAGGCGTAGTAAAACTCGGTGTCGCAGGCGCCGAAACAGCTATATTAAATGTCACAAGCTTCTCATTGGAAGAAACAACAGAGACTATTGATGTAACATCGATGGACTCAGCTGGCAATTCTCGAGAAGTCTTACCAACATTTATCAGCTTCACTGGAACAGTTGAAGGATACTGGGACAATACAGATGCAGCTCTGAAACACACGGATACAGTTGACCCTGTAGTTCGTGCAGGTGCAGAGATTGGATTTGAATTATATCCAGAATCAACAACTTCAGGTAAACTGTATTACAAAGGTAATGCAATCGTAACTAGTGTATCTAGAACTCAATCTTTTGATGGTGCAACACAATTCACTGTTAACTTTGACGGTAATGGACCACTTGATTACAAGGCAGTATAATAATGTCTAAGACGCTGCGTTCCGCTAATGCTGTATTCAATGATATGAAACAGTGGGCTGAACGCAGTGTCAACACGACAATACATACGATAAATATAATAGCGAGAGGAAATACCCCGAAACGAACTGGATTCGCTCGCGCCCAATGGAAGAGAGGACAACAGTGGAAATTTAGAGGTCGTAAAAAACTTCAAATTATACACAATGCCGCTCACTATATTGGAGTCTTAGATGGTAGTGTAGCAACTAACGGTGGCGGAATAAGTAAACACGCTCCAATCTTACAACCAGCAATAGACAAAGCAGTGGCCGATAGCCACTATATTAAACAACGATAACAAAGCGAGAATATAAAATGGCAAAACTAATAGATAAAGTAGAAACACATTTCGAAAGTGTTTTAGCAAATGGACTTCAAGGTCCAGTAGAAGTTCCAGAATGGGACGAAAAGATTTGGTGGAGACCAAGTTCAACGATGGCAGAAGAGTCTAAAGTAATTGAACTATCACAAGCTGGTAAAACAACCGAAGCATTGATAGTCACTCTTATTCAGAAAGCAATGGATAAGGATGGAAAACCTTTATTTGCACCATCAGACAAACTAAAACTTATGCGTGTAGCGGACCCTAAAGTAATTCTCCGTGTAATAACAGAGATGAACGATAAACAAACGGAGTTCGAAGACGCAGTAAAAAACTAAAAGAGTCCTCTAATGTATTGTTTGCATACAAGCTCGCATTAGAACTGGGTATGACAGTAGAGGACTTGCTCAATAATATGAGCACAATTGAGTTCAAAGGATGGATACATTACTTCGAATTCGTAGCCGACCAACAAAGGAAAATGAATAAAAAATAGTTGATAGTATAAACTATTAGCTAAAGATATTAAGGAGACCTTTGATGGCTACAACATATGACTTAATTGTCCAAGCAACAGATAAAGCAAGTGGACCACTTG